TGATTGATGGCGTCTTCTGCACCATGACCCACAATAACACAATAATTCACACTTTGTAAATATTTAATCATTAATTGTTGTTCTTCTGACAAAACACCACCTTTTGCCTTTTTCATCTCCACCCAAGTCATCCATGCGGGGATAAAAAGGTCGGGGATGCCAGGCACAACGCCCTCGACCTTTAGCTTCATAGCCTGTGACTTAGAGCGCAAACCGCCATTCGGAATTGCAAAGATTAATGTATCCGGATATGTGCGCCTAAACCACATGACCACTCGGGCTTGTTCTAGGTGTTCTGAGGTTGTTGCCATAGTCGCTTTACCACCTTGTAAAATTTGCCATCACGTTTGTACGAAATCATGGCTGGCGGGTTGGAATCATTCATTTGCACAACCAAGTACGTCAATGGCTCTGCGGCCTCATTAATGCCCGATAGCGTGGCGTTCGATCGTTGTGCTATGTCATGGAGCAGCGTCATAGCTTTGTTGCCGGCATAGCCCTGATTCAGAACCGGCAAGTACTCTGTAATGGGTGGGTCAGTTAAGCCACCGTAATAGGTAAGCGCAATCATTTCGTTGCCCGAGGCACGGCTAACGTGCTTGCGCCAATGCCAGTCTGTGATCGGCATATCAACGCCCTCAAGCCCCATGATGTCGTCGTGGCGCAACACCAACTTTTTTTCAGGTGCCGGGGGGAACGGTGTGCCGCACATTGGGCAAGTGTGCGCCGAGATGTGGACGATCTCATGGCACACGTCACACACTTTGACAGGCGCCTCACCCTCGCCCGACCCGCCTTTCTTTGGTGGCTGCACGTTGGTGATTGGCCCGTGCATCTCGACTACGCCTGCAAAGTCCAACACCAAGCAATGATCGGTGTGACTCTTGGGGCGCATCCCACGCCCTGCCATCTGCACATAGAGTGACGCTGACATGGTTGGGCGCAGCATGGCAATCAGATCAATGTCGGGATAATCAAAGCCGGTGGTCAATACGTTTGCGTTAGTTAACGCACGGATACGCCCCGCTTTAAACTCTGTCAGGATCCGATCGCGCTCGGCTTTAGGTGTGTCGCCTGTCACACACGCCGCGGTTACGCCCTGGTGGGTGAGCTCAACGCAAACGTGTTGCGCGTGTTTGACGCCCGCGCAAAAGAATAGCCAGGCGCGCCTACTGCCAGCAAGCTTGATGACTTCCCGCACCACGGCAATGTTCTTGTCAGCGTTATCGACCGCTGCTTGCAACTCCGCGTCGATGTACTCGCCGCCACGCTTATGCACACCGCTCACATCTAACCGCTCTGTTGTTAATTTGCTACGCAGGGTTGCCAAATATTTTTTATGTACCAACTCCTCAATGCTGACCGGCTCAATCAGCGCATCAAATAATGCTGGCTTGTCGGTGATCAGGCCATGCCCCAAGCGGTACGGAGTGGCGGTCAAACCTACGACCCTCAAATGTGGATTGATCTGTTGTAGCGTCTTCAAAAGGATGCGATAGCCGCCTTCCTCTTGATGATTCACCAAATGACACTCATCAATAATTACTAAATCAATATGTCCTAATAACAACGCTTTATTTCTAGCCGACTGGATCCCTGCAAACGTAATCGGTTCACCCAATTGGCGTTTGCCAATACCTGCGCTATATATGCCAAGCGGTGCGTTAGGCCAATGCAACCGCATCTTTTCAGCATTCTGCACAATCAGTTCTTTGACGTGGGTCAGCATCAAGATGGTGGTTTCAGGCCATTCCTGCAAAGCGTTCTTGCAAAGTGCAGCCACAATGTGACTTTTGCCCGAGCCGGTGGGTAGGACTAGGCAGGGGTTGCCTGGGTTTGATTCAAACCATGTGTACAACTGATCAATTGCCCGCTGTTGGTAGTCACGCAACATTTTTAATTCTCCACAATGAAGCCGATGTTTTATTTGGTGACATGTAACCAACCTTTTCAATTTGTATGGCTTCGTCTTTTTGGCTTTTTAATATTTTTCCTAAAAAACCACCAAACACATTTGCAGCGCGACAGGCTCCACCAGTCCGTCGCATAAACCAATCTTTTTGTTGTGGATTTTCTTCTAAATAATTAATAAATTGTTGAGATGTAAAAGAAGAATCTTGAAAAATGTTTTTTAATTTTGACAAAATTTCAGGAATCGGATCCCATGAATCAATAATTTCTTCTTTAACAGGCAAAACAGGCGCTTCACTTGCTAAAGCCACAAGCGTTTCATATACATGATCAAAAGCTAAATTAGCAGCATCGTTAGCCGCTTCAATAATAATTGCGTGAATGTCTTCAGCAGGAATTTTGTTAACTAACTGCACAAACTGTTTTTTTATCCATTTAGGTGGTTCATAATCACTCATCCCCCCACCTTCGCACCAAATATCTCACGCGCCTCGGCAATAAATTTGTCGTCAACAGCACAAGCTTTGGGGTTTGCCACGATCTCACGACTTGTGAAGGTTTCCCAGTCGCTTACGCCGTTCTTGATGTCACCGTCGGGCGTTATCCAAATGACCGCTTTGTCCTTAATTTTGTATCCCCACGGCACTAAATCAGGGTGCAGGACGTGCGCCTCGCAGCCCCATTTTTGCTGAGTAAAGTCAAGATTCACGTCATACTCTTCGCAATGCCAAGTGCCGTCTTCACGCGCCGTGGAGTTGGTGCAAGTGCGACAGTTCACTTCCTTAGTTAGCTTGGTTTTGTGGCAAAACTCATGCGCCGCGCAGAACCGGCACTCAAACCAAGTGGGGTCTGTGCTGATGGGTGGTGGCATACGATCGGCTTTGACCAAGCGATAACCCCGGTCGATCGCCTTTTGTGCCACGGCCTTATCAAAGCGCACCCTCTCGGTGTAGATACGATCGTCATCTTTGCAGATAGCGTAGTACAAAGCGCGGTCAACACCTAGCCCCATCATGTACGCTTGCATCTGTACAAAGTGCTGGGGCTTGCTCTTCTCAACCCCGTTCTTTTCAAGATCATCAAACGATTTCTTGCCGTGCGTCTTAATTTCCAAGACATGGCGCGTTTTGAGCGCTTCGGGCACTCCTGATTCAATTACCCCGTCCATGCTACCGCTAACATGGCAACCAAAGTCTACGCGCGACTGGTTCTCGCCCGTGCGTTGCACATCCATGCCAATGGCGCGCAGATCAGACACAACTCGGGCTTCCTCTTCTTGGCCCCGTCTGAACAAGCGCAGAATGCGCCCAGGGAACCTTTCGACCACAGCCATGCGAAACGATAGCCATAACCACCGATCGCAGACATGGCCCAACACCGAGGCACCCATGTGGGGGCGTGGCTCGCTCTGAATCGACTCATGGTGCTTGTCAATTAAGGCACTTATGGTGTATTCTGATTCCGGTATCTTCACTGGTATCTCCTTAGTTTTATGCCCCCAACCGCAAGGTCAGGGGCATTTTTTTACTCTTTTGGCAACTGCGGCAACGCTTGTGCGCGAATCTTAGCGATCAGGCCTTCGACCTGTTCGTAAGGTTGACGCCCGAGCATCGCCATAATCGAATTAACCTCTGCTACGGTTAGCGTTAGGTCTATATCAGTCATCTTTATTACTCCTTATTTTTTAACCCAAGGTGGTGCTGCTTTGGCAGGTGCCGATGCTGGTGCGGCTTTGGGTGGCGCCGAGCCATTTGCTTTAAAACCTTTGACATCATTTGATGCGCCATACTGCTCAGACTCGCGCACGTCAAGCTTGATCATCAACTGCCCGCCGATCAACTGATCCGTGTCTTGCACAGTTGACAGGCCAATTGCGCGCATCAGTTCGCCGAGTTGCTGGCGCCCAATCTCTTCGGCCTTTGGGTTTGGGTTCTTGATGTTCAAGTTGCCAAAGACAACCCTGCCCTGGTGCGTTGGGCCGGTGATGTCATAGCGCACGGCAATGTACTGGCCCGTACCGGCTTTGGTGTTTTTAATCTCTGCACCGTTGACCACCGCGGTGTACCAACCGGCGGGCAAAGGCTCAAAATTGCGATCGGATACGGGAAGTGCGTCAACGCTAAAGGTTTCGTTAAGTTGTGCCATGATGTTTATTCCTTAGTAATGGTAAAAGATGGGCGACCGTTGGTGCTTGTGATTGCATCAAGCAACGGCTCGGTGATGCGTGGGTCTGCTGATTTCCATGCCGAAACATTGATCTCAGGCTTCCAACGAAACAGGCTCGACAGGTGTTCAGTCAAACCAAACTCAGCAGCCAAGTCTTGTAACTTGTCTGAATTCACTTTGCGGTCAAGGCGACCAACGATCTTGACCTTATAGCCCTCGACCTCGACGTTTTGGGTGCCGTCTAGAGTCTTGGCAATACCCAAGTCTGCAACCAGTTGGTCTTCGATCCCGCGGCGCCACTCAATTGCGGTCTTCTCAGCGTCTTTTGCGTCAATCCATTGTTGATAGAGTGTCATAATCAACCCCCAATCTTTGCAATGATGGCGCTAAGATCTGGCGCCTCCCAAGTGTCAAGCTTGCCCGAGCGATCTTTGGCTTGCCAAATACCGTCCGAATCGCACATCAACGCACGTTGTGCCACGCCCTCTGCATCTTTCTCAACGCGTAGTGCCAACACTTCGTCAAAGAAGTAAGGCAACGCCTGACCAGTCTTGTTGCCTGGCATTGACGGTGCGTAGAGAATGCGCCCCGACTCATCAGCAGTCTTCTCACACTTCGCCGTGAAATATATATGCTTGCCATCAATATCGCGAAACGCGCGAATAATGTCATACATCTGCTCTTGCATGGCGCCATAAGCTTGGCGAGGATCCTTTGCAATTTTCTTCTCATGGTTCAACACCACCTCGGCAATCTCTGAAATCGAATCAAGTGCGATCGACTCGAACTGTTTTGCTTCGTCAGCTTCGGTCACCCAACGGTACGCTTCCATCAGGGTGTCGTAAGATGACACCTCGACAAAAGGCAGGTCTGCATCAGCGATCGACAACAATCCACCTTCAGCAGAAAACACAACAGGGTTTGGCAGAGTAGGGATAAGCGATGTCTTGCCTGAACCCGCATTGCCGTATACAAGTAACTTCACGCCGTTTGCGTGTAAACCTTTGGTGCTTCTAAGATTGATAGCCATGTGGCTCTCCTAAGTTGATCGCTTGTTGGGATGTCCGTTTAGCGATTATTTGTAGTAGATCATAATAAATGGTATTGTGTCAACAAGTATTTTCAATTTAATTGGATAAATCATGAAAACACAGGAAGCAATCGACTATTGGGGTGGGGTTAAAAAGCTTGCAGATGCCCTAAAGACGTGGCCTCAGACCATTTATCAATGGGGCGAATATCCACCAATTGGTAGGCAGTATGAGATTGAAGTTAAGAGCGATAGTCAACTTAGGGCAGAAGATCAGTTTAGGGTAGAAGAGGAAAAGGCATGACAAACCTCGCAGCCATACTAGGTGACAACTGGTCGCCTCCAGCAGAGAAGACGTTTGCATCACCCGAAGTACAGTTTATTGACGCCATTGTGCACGCAGGGCTTCATGCCCCTAGAGATTTGGTGTTGGATGGCAAGATCCACCGTTTTGCGAGTGATGAGGACAAACGCAAGAAGCCTGGTTGGTACGTTGGTTTTGAAGAGCCCATCCCCGTACTAGTTTTTGGCTGTTGGAAGGCGGGATTTACTAGCCAAAAACGCGCCGAAACAGGGGTTAAGTACACACCCGCGGATGAGATGAAGTTGCTTGCTCATATTGCAGCGGCAAAAAAACTGCGCGACGCCGAGCAAGAGCGCAAGCATGAATTAGCCGTTGAAACGGTCGAGTTGATATGGCCTAACTGCACCGCCGCATCCCCTGATCATCCATATCTAAAACGCAAAGGCATTACCGCACATGGTGCGCGTGTTACGGGTGATGGTCGCCTAGTCGTGCCGTTGTTCTCAGAAGACGGTGAATTATCAAGCTTGCAATATATTGACGCCACAGGTAACAAACTTTATCACGCAGGGGGCGTAACAGGCTCACGTTTTTGGCTTATCGGTGCGATTAAGCAAACGCTTTACATTGCCGAGGGGTTTGCGACCGCGGCGACCATCCACGAAGCGACTAATGAGGCGGTTTGTGTGGCGTACTCCGCCAATAACCTGTCGAATGTGACCGGCATCATGCGCGCTAAGTACGGCGCCACACAGAACATTGTGATTGTGGCTGACAATGACGTGTCAGGCGTGGGGCTCAATGAGGCCACCAAAGCAAGCGCTAAACACGGCGCACGCGTGGTCATGCCACCCATACAAGGCGACGCCAACGACTACGCCCAGGCAGGGCATGATTTGTCAATCCTGCTTAATCCACCCAATGATGAGTGGTTAGTGGGGGCGGATGATTTTAGTGCCAAGCCCGAGCCCGTGACATGGTTAGTTAAGCGCTGGATCCAAGCTATGGCACTCATCATGGTGCATGGCCCGAGCGGTGGGGGCAAAACCTTTGTTGTCTTAGATTGGGTCTTGCACATGGCAGCGGGCTTATCCACCTGGGCAAACCAAAAGGTCAAACCCAGCGCCGTCGTATATCTAGCCGGTGAAGGCCACCAAGGTTTGCGCGGACGAGTCGCCGCATGGAAGCATAAAAACGCAGTTACAAAGCTAAATATGTGGTTGTCCAAGTCCGGTTGCGACCTAAACACCCCCGAGGGGTATCAAAAGGTTGCCGATCAAATCAGATCTTTACCCGTGACACCCGCCATCATAGTGGTAGATACCCTGCACCGCTTTTTGCTAGGCGATGAGAACAGCGCACAAGACGCCAAGACCATGTTAGATGCCTGCTCGGCACTTATGCGGGAGTTTAATTGCAGCGTGTTACTTGTTCACCACACAGGCGTATCTGACGAAGCCCAGCACCGAGCCCGCGGCTCGAGCGCCTGGCGCGGCGCCTTAGATATTGAAATAAGCATCATCCCAAGCAAAGACGGGCAACCACTCGAGATCGTTCAGCGCAAACAAAAAGACGGCGAATTGTCCGAGCCTTTGTATGCAAGGATCACCCCGATCGTGATACCAGGCTGGTTTGACGAAGACCAAGAGGCCGTAAAAAGTGCCACTTTGGAGCTAGTTGACGCCCCAATTAAGGCCACCGCCGCCGACAATAAAGTACAAGAACACCGCAAAATGTTTGAGAATGCATGGTTTGATAGTGGCGCCGAAGACCTAAAAGGGGTGCCTTTTGTGTCACGATCGGCACTCAAAGAGTACCTAGATAAGCAGGGAATCAGCAAGGCAAATGTGCAAAAAATGCTCAATCCGAGCGAGTTGAGCAGGTTTATGGGCAAGCTAATTAACTCAAATATACTTAAGACAGAGGGTCATGGGTGGGTGGTTCAGGACAAAATGATGGCTCAAAGTATGCTGATTATGCGGGGGGTGGAATGATCAAAAACCGTACCAAACCGTACCAATGGTATGGTTTGTCTTTTGGTACGGTTTGGGGGCAAAAAGCCAAGAAAACCGTACCAAACCATACCCAGTATCTATAGATACTGGTATTTGGTACGATCTTGGTGCGGGTGGTTTTGGTAGTGAATTGAAGTTTTAGAGGGTTTGGTGGTTTGGTATGGTTTTGGTGGTTTGATCGTCTTTTATGGGTTGATCGTCTGTTAAGTAGTCTTTAGTGTCGTTTGGCTCAATATCGGTCACATCCAAAAGTCGAGCCTCGGCTTGTTCAAGTGCCTGGACGATTGATATCTGAGTATGGGTTACCGATACATCGATTTTCTCACCCCATTGTTTTGGTCTAAGTTTTGCAGCCGTCCACTTTCGGGTTTCAATCCGAATTTTCATTTGATTAATCCAAGCGCTGAGATATGGCCCGTCCAAACCTTCCGGTATCGGTTGCTCGGAAATGTCGATTAGGGTTTCAGCGAGATAGTCAGCGCGGATCTCAATAGCATCATCATATAGGCGCCTAATCTCAGGTCTAGAGCGCATATACTTTTGAACCATGTCGTACGTTGGATAGTCGGGTTTTTTAATGGCTGTGATAAGACTCGAGCCATTACCAATATCTTTTAAGATCTCGGGCCAAAGCTTATCCCAGTCATAAACTGGCTCAAAGTATCCCCAGTCATTACGCTCGCGAGTACTAGGCGATACCTGTACTTGTGTTTGAACGTGTTCCATTGTAATCATCCATTATTTAAACAAGGCCGTAGCAAGTTTAAATCAATACCTTAGTGCAAGTACATAGGGCAATAAAAAAAGCCCCTAAAGGGGCTTAAAATCGATTCTAGGGGTATTGTTTGGGCTATAGGTCGAAGACTAGTATTGTGAGAATGACTAAGCCCGCGGCGATTAGGGAAATGGTCATAATAACTCTCACAAGTAAAGGGAAAGTAAAAAAGCAATGCTCATTAGCAATGCAGCTAGCGTGGCGTGGATTTTCTCTGACATGGTTAGTTATCCAAATAATGGGGTTCGGTTGATTGAAAGGGTTTGCAAAGAGATGCGCTGTAGACGTTATCATCCGCGCTGATCAGATCGTACGCGCGCTGCGCGTTATCTAGCGTTTCAAATGTAGTGTAGTGATCGACAAATAACTCATCGGCGCGCTTGGTAGTCCAGCAAAGTATGATCATGATTTATATATCCGGTTAAATTAATGGCCACGCGTGGTGGCCGTGGGGGTTATGCTGCTACTAAAATTGGTATGACACGGCGCTTGTGGCCAAGCGCATGATCAGCAATAACTATATTTTTGGCGGCCTTCATTTGACCGGCGCAAAGCATACAATTGTCACAAGTAGTCTTTTTGCCTGATTCGGCGCTTGCGGGACAAGAGATCTCGCCGGCGCGTTTATCTAGGCCTATTGATACCCTAAACGTGCGATATGAAAGCGCTTGCGCTTCGAGCGCTTGCACGGCCGTGTCAGCGCTTGCCATAACAAGAGTTGACCAGCCAAAGTGATCAAAGCCGGCGCGCCCCCATTGATGAGTATATCCAACGTGATCGGCCGTATATTGTGTCAGGGTTTGCCAGAGCGACACGGGAGCGGCCGCGCCGTCGCCGTATGTGCCTATGCGAAGCTTTTTGCCGGCGAGTATGAGTGATAACTGTTGTGGGCTCACTTTGACATACCGGCCGCGCTGGTAAGCTTTGAACACGGCGAGCACGGAGCGCCCTACGTTAACGTAGCACGGCGCTTTTCCTGTTTTTTTGGCGTTAATTGGCCGGTGCTCACACTCACCACAAATGGCCGCGTCGTCGCCGGTCTCAAGCGCTTGCACGGGATTAACATCGGAGCGGATGATAAACGATTGAACCAGCGCGCCGGTCTTATCGTTGGCGCTGCTAGAGTGAACCTTGTTGATGATAACTACAATGGGTGCGCCGTCTAATTGTGAAGGGCCTTCATATGCGATATAGCCTAAAATTTTGCTCATGTCATTGTCCTGGTGTGATGAATCAGATTAGGGAAATAACACAATATCACACAATCTCGCACAATAGTGCAAATAAAGCAAAATAATTCAATATTTCGATTGTGCGCTGCACAATGCTATGTTGCATTGCAATATGTTGCATTGCAATATGTTGCGCCGCAACAAGACGTCTTAGCTTGTTGGACATCTAGTCGTTGGACAACTAGATGACAGATGTCCAACAACTAGAGATGTAGGTTGTCCAACAACTAGGCTGGCAGGGCAGCAATGTTGCAGCGCAACAGCCAGGGGTAGGGGGGGGGGAGGGCCCTGCGAGGAGCCCTAGCTAGCGGAGGGTTCACCCCAAAAATTTATTTTTTATTATTATTTCTTCATTTACAATCAGCCTCATGCAAACCCCCCTCTACTCCCCAGACGAAGAGATGGCTCTAATGAGCCGCCTCTGGGCGCCTAAGATCAAAGACGATCCCCTATCCTTTGTCTTGTATGCGTTTCCTTGGGGTCAGAAGGGTACGCCCTTAGAAAACTTCACCGGCCCACGCCGTTGGCAACGCGAAGTACTGTCAGACTTGACCGCACACATTAAGCAAAACGGCGGCAAGATTGACTTTGACACGTTCAGGATGGCCACAAGCTCAGGGCGCGGAATTGGCAAATCGGCGTTGGTCAGTTGGCTCACCTTATGGATGCTGTCCACACGCATTGGTTCGACGACCATTATTTCGGCAAACTCTGAGTCACAGTTACGATCGGTCACCTGGGCAGAGATTACCAAGTGGTTGGCGATGTCACTTAACAGCCATTGGTTTGAAGTCAGCGCCACGCGACTCATGCCCGCCAAGTGGATTACCGAACTAGTCGAGCGTGACCTAAAGAAAGGCACACGCTATTGGTCGGTGGAAGGACGGCTGTGGTCAAGCGAGAACCCTGATGCGTACGCGGGCGTCCACAACTACGACGGTGTGATGGTGATCTTTGATGAAGCCTCCGGTATTGACGACGCCAGCGTACGCATCAGGG